AACTATTTGGTTTGTAACAATGTTCATTGCCATGGCGTTGATTGAAAAGTCTCTCCGACCAAGGTCTTGTTCGATGGCAACTCCAACGCCAGTCAGTTCAAAGGCACCGTAACCGTTACCATTGGACTTTTCTGTTCTGGACAGGGCTACCTCATCACCTTCGACAAGGAAGACGGGAAAGCTTGTACCAACTAGAGGTGCGTCAGGAAAGTTGGCCTTGAATTCTTCCAGTGAGGCACAGACTACGAAATCTGTATCATTAACAGGAAGATCAAGGATGTGATCTCGGACGGCACCACCAACAACGAAAGTTCTGTCGGCCAGCTTGGAATTTTTTAGTGTTGTATTCGTTATCTTCATAAATGTATTATAAACAATTCTGAAGGAAAAGTCAAGCTTTTTATCTAGAATAAATGAACGCTGAGGAATAAATTTTTCGCTCGGCGGGCTTCATGTTCGCTGGAGATATTTTTCGATAAACTATTTTATGTTTATCCGTATAAAACTCTTTTGGTGCTTCATTGTTTTTATAAAAAATAACAATATATTGGAGTGATGGAGTTTGAATAACAGTCATATTAATCCTCTAATTCAAAAAAATCATTGGTGCTCTTAATCTAATAAATGTACCAGATCGATTTGTGGTATCAGCTCCGACCCTTTGATGATAATAACTGTCAATTCTATCATTCTTATGACCATGAATTTTTATATCCTCGTTTATGTCAATCTCAACTTTATGATTTTTATGGATAAATTCAATGTGGTCCTCGGAAATTTCCATTTTCAGATTTCCATGAACAAACTGAAATGAATCTGTTTCAGTCTTATCGGTTTTTAGATTTGGCTCAATATTAGTATAGGTACCATTAGGATGAAGAATATAAATTCTTTCATTCCCTTCTGTTTCATCGACCATAATAACATGACCGGCATGGGTTTCAGTGATAACCCTAACCTTACCATATTTTCCCGCTTCAAGTTGGGGCTTAATATCTTTTTCATTTATACTGCCCCCAGCCGAATTATATTTTATTTTTGAATCTGGTACTAATTTGCCATTAGATGGTCCAGAAATTCTACCCTCTGAACCTTCTTTTTCAGGAATTCTTTGCTGTTGGTATCTAGAAGTTAAAGATTCAGGAGCATCTTTTTTCAAAAAATCAGACATTATATGGCTCTACTTTCAGCACTATCCCCTGATTTTGAAATTCTTCAGGAGCAGTTGGATAAACTGGCGGCAATGGATCGGGCAGCGGGTCTAAATCTAGTGAATTTGGGATTAAAGTTAGGATAACATCACTAAATAAATCATCATTCCAAGTGATTGAATAATCCTGCCAAACAGGATTTATTACTTGGTTCGCCGGAAGTTCTGGATCATGGAATTGTTGGTAATTGAAGGATTGATTCATTAACTCGTATGGCTCATAATCTTTTCCAACAGGATCGATTACGTCTTTACTATAAGCTGCAGCCATTGAATTAAATCCCATCAAAACATCGTTTTCATCACAATTAGACTGAAGGTGAACGGGAAATCTATATGAAGTATTGTGGTATCCTTCGGGTGGAGCACCTGGATCAGTCGGAAATGAAATAGCATTATTAAACTCAAGAATTCTGATATTTAACTTGTCTTCAGGATCCTCTTGGATGTATTTTAATTCGTCTCTGTATAACCAACCGAGATAATCTTGACCAAGTTTATTTTTCAATCTTTTTAATCTGACTGGTTGATTTGGTGTTCTAATCAAGATTGATACTGTGTTGGGAAAAGTTTGAGTAATTTGTCCTGGAGTGCGGCCCACAACTTCATGGATTTTTTCATAATTAGAAAAATTACAGCAGAAAAATTTTCTAGCTCTAAGCATATAAAGAATATCTTGAATTTGAAGGTATATTTCAGCAATTTTTGTCCAAAGTTGGATACCTTCATTTACTTCATAGTTGTAAATATTTGGGTCGGAGCTAACACCTTTCCAATTTTTTGTAGGATTTAATTCCAAATCCAATCGATCACACATTAAATATAAATCATCTAATTTTTTCTCATCCACAGAAGGAAATGGTCTGGTAAAAGTTTCATCGGGAACCCTATTATCTTTACTGAACGAACCCATAAAAGCTACAGAACCACTTAAAATTAAAGGAGTGACAATATTGAAATCTTGCCATTTTTCAGCAATATTAGCAATATCGTTCTCTAATAATTGAACGAGATTTCTTATTTTTATCCAACCAATATTATCTTCAACAATTCCAGCTAAAAATAATCTAGATGTGCAAATTTCCATTGTTACCGTTGTTGTACTCATTTAATTAATTCTCCTTTAGTTAGCAAAAACATTTGACGAAGCCGTAACAACAACACCGGTGCCGCATGGTAAATTATGAGCATCACCTAATCGATGAACGCCACGATTGTTTACTAGAACATTTGGCGAAGCTTCTACAGCGTGGGAAACAGGACAGTGTGGACAAGTAGATACTCCAATATCACCACGCCTCATAGTTCCCCGACCGTTAGTTAGTACATTTTTTGACCCACCGACATGAACCGAAATCCAAACATGAGGACAGCCAGCACAACAGCAAGCACAGATTCCCATTGAAATATCACCATTTCGTGTAACTGGTCGCATAATTTATCCTTGAAGTGAACGAACCCAACCCATCCACAAAATGTGCATTGGATCATTATTTATAAACTGGACGTACAGGAAATCTCCAACATCTGGAATATCTCCTGAAGAAAATTTAGAAAACGCCATACGATCCGCCCACAGAGCATTTTCTAATTTATCGTTGCTCATGTCGTGTATACCGATAACGCGAACCAGGACCCTCTCCATGGCCTTAGGATCGTTATTATCGACAACTAAAGCAATATGAATTCCGCTTAATGAAACATCGGAACCTGTTACTTGCCAATCTTGTTTTTTCATTTGTTGTCCTCAAATTGAGCGATTTTTTTCCACTGAACTAAATCTGTTCGATCAAACGCACCAAAACCATCCCGGCATAAAGTCATTGCTTGATTATAAGCATCGTTTTTGAAAACATGATTAATGTTTCTAATTAAATAGTGTCCTTCTAAAAACTTGTGTCGAATTTTTTTATCCACTTGGGACTTGATACTAGGAAAATCAAATTTTACAATCATTCCTGCTGTTCTATTGGTATTTCCAGGAAGAACCAAATTGAATTTTAACATATCTGAAAAAAGATTGCAATATCTGTCATTTCGTTGGCCATCTACATAATTTTTAAATTCTTTTTCGGTTCGAATTTTCTGTTGATGTATTGGACCAACATTAGTCGAAATACTCCGAAATTCTTCAGTAGCGTGATCCTTGAGCAGTGGCATAGTTGGCGCTAAATGAAACAAATCCAATTTATCAACTGATTTTGAAGATGTATAAAATTTAGTGTGATCATAATCAAAAGATATGGAATCAGTTTGAAAAACACCTTGATTTAAATATCGCAAAGAATCGAAATATGATTCTAAAAATATCTTTTCGACATTTCCATCATATAATATATTTTGTGTTCCGAAAATAAGATCAGAAGAATGCTTTCCCCAATTACCCTCAAACAAATAATTAATGGACATACCTATAATCGATTGTTGATTGAGATTATCATAAATAGTATAACCAGTTTGTTCGGGTTTGCCATGCATTCCATTTATAAGATATTTAATAGAATGAGCAACAGTCCAATTCGGAAAAACAATTCTTTCGATTTTTTTATCTATAGGAGGATAAATACCTTCAAAACTTCCACCGCATTCATTAACAATTAAGTCTTCTAGAATTTCCTCATAGGTAACATTTTTATAAGCTTTTGAGACTTGTTTTGTAATCGCTTTGAACCACCACGCAGAACAAAAATGGAGTACAGTTAAAGGAAATGTATGCTCAATATCAATTTGACCTCCATCGGCTGAAGTTATAATTCCTTTGAAAGTAAAAGGATTGTTACTTTCAGTTTCAGTGTCAAACATCAATTCAATTGTATCACCAGCAAACACTTCTTTAAATTCTAAAAGAGCTTCCCGATCTTTGATTGCTGCAGTGCCTGTTAGGGCAGGATTAGTCAAACCTTCATAAATATTAATTACTTCTATGTTACCAATATCAATATCTTTTCCAGCAATTGCTATTTTTTTAAGACTATAATTATCCGCTGTTCTACTCATTATCTATCCTTTAACATTGCTTCTCTAAATTGCCAGATAACATCAGCAATAATAGTTTCTTTAGGAATGGAAATCTCTCTCCGAAGTTCGTTTGCTTCAGCCAATAATTTATAATAAATATTTTTTGGATATTTTCCTTCGCGTTCTTCTAAAATTCCGGCAAAGGTAACGAGTTGTTCTTCAGTCAATGGCATATCGAAAAATGGATTTTTGATATTATTAAAAATCGCTATGATCCACCAATAATCAATTGTTTTATAGAATTTGAAACTGATATTCTCGATTCTTTCATCAGTACCAATATTGTATTTAAAGAAACTAGCACCGTCTCTTTTATATCTTTCTAGAATTTTATATTGTTCAAAAAGATTTTTAATCTTCACTTTTACAGGCTGTAAGTTTGAAAATTTTAATTCATACTTATCATCAGAAAAATTTTGAAGAAATTTAGAAAGATCAATTTCCATTTCCTTCAACTGATCAAAATAACTAAAATGTGTAGATTTATTTTTAGACATTTTTATTCCTTAAATATTATTCCAACCAGGTCGCAAGGACTTAAACGTTAAATTTAAAGATGTTTGGATTGGAGTACCATCTTTGTAAAACAATGCTTCATTTGCGCCGCCGCCATGGGTAGCTGAGTATCCTTCAAGAACCATATTAGTATAATGAAATAATTCAGTATGTAGATTTTTGCTGGAAACACCACCTTGTGAACTTTTTTGGGGATTGACAAAAATATCGAATATTGGGGGATATGCCATCCAAATTTTATCACCGGAAGTATCTAAAGTGGGTTGAGACCATTCCCTAAAATATTTAATAATCTTTAAAACCATTTTTCCTTCGTCTGGTGTTTGTGGAGCTAAGTCAAAATTTAAAGACATTGAGTATCTACCAACTTCATCAAGAACCAATACTGAGGTTGGTTTCATTGTTAAACCTTTTTTAGCTCCTAAGTTAGATTTTAAATTTTTAATAGAACCTGCAGCAAAATCTTCACCCAATTTCAACCCCATTTGAGCTGCTGAAGTTGATAAACTTTCCCAAAAATTGCCACTTTCAAAATTTTGAACTAACACTGATGGATCTTCAACAGACCAACTTGAATTGACTCCTTGGACTAGACCCGTTGGAATATAAAAATAACAATTTCTAATGGTTTTGGACTGTTTATTTTGATCACCAGGAACATCAGCATCAGGCAAAGAATAAGTTTTTGCCGTGATTCTTATATGGGAATATTGTTTAACATTCATTGGATATGTTAAATCGCCAGGCGTAGTATCAATCATGATTTTTTACCTTATACATTATCTAATAATCTATTGCCAAAATTCTTATCATCAGAAGTACCTATCCAACCACCACTTGTTGTTCGTGGCATTGGAGCACTTGCCGGAGCTTGCGGGGCAGGTATAATAATTGGAGTATTCGCAGTGGAATTATTTAGTTTAGTTTTTTCAGCCTCTTTTGCTGCTTCAGAATACGCATAGTTTCCACCGTGTTCTTCTTGATTTTTCAAAAACTTGTTTCTTTTGGCTTCAACAGCCTTTTCATCCTCTTTGGTAATTCTTTTGATGATCTCAATTTTAGCTCTCAGGCGGTCTTTTTTAGACGCATCTTTTAGCTCGTCAGAATCTTTGATCTTGCTCCATTCATCATCTACTCTTGATGGTCTAGATTTGTAGAGGTCTTCTTTTTGTTTTTCTCCATACTTTTCATCATAGGCATATATAGTTTTCTCGCCCCAGACAGGATCAATCCCGAAATTTTTTGTAGTTGGAACATAAGCTTTATCAGAACGAACGGTTTCATGCTCTTTCCCGCCTGTCACGGTTTCGGTTACTTTTTTTGATGAGGTAGATTTTGTTGTCTTTTTGCCTTTACCTTTTTTGGCAGAACTTAATGGTCCATCTTCCCAGTTGTCATCATCTTTATCATCCCATTTGTCGTCTTTGTCATAAAAGGCATCATCTTCTTTTTTGGTTATCGCAGCGTTGGCATCCCTTATTTTCTTCCGACCAACAGCTCTACGCTCACTCTCCGCAATTTCTTCATCTGTAGCTCCTACAGCCCAGCTCCAATCATCTTCGTGTTGGTTTTTGAGATCGTCAGGAATTTCCTGGTAATCCACACCATCCATTTCTTTTTCCATTTTTGCCTGGCGTTCTTTTATTTTCTCGGCAAAAGTAGGTTTATTCTTAGTAGGTTTTGCTTTAGGTTCTTCCTTAACTACAGGCGTTTCATCTTTTGGTTTAGTCTTTATAGGTTCTTCTGGTTTTTTCGCGTTTTCTCCATCTTCCTTAATTTTCTTTCGCCGTTCGTAGTCTTCTGTCCCTTTTTCCTGATAACCTATTTTTTTTCTAATATTATAAACTCGTTCAAACTCCGCCTGATCAGCTTTTTCTTTGATTTTGATATCAGCTTGTTTTTCTTCAGGTGTCATAATAGTTTTCTTACCTGCTTTTAAAGTTTCAAGCTCTATTCTCTTAGTTTCAATTTTGGCCCGTTCATCGGCAGTTTTCCAAATACCAGCATCATCTTTTGCTTGTTCAAGTTCTTTTTCTTTCGCAGAAATTAACTCTGTCATTGTTTCTTTTTGTGTTTCTATAGAATCTCCTGAATTTGTAACTTCTGTAATTTTATCCAGAGCATTAGTTTTCGCTTGAATTTCTCTTTTGGATGCGGCTTTATCTCGATCTTCTTCAAGACCCTTGCCCCAACTTTCTAACCAACTTATTCCACCGAATATAGCGGCAATTCCAGCAACAGCAAGAGCAATCGGACCAGTCACTCCAAGTAATGTAATTAAAGGACCAGTCGCTAACATAGTTTTTAGGGCATTCATTCCTAATAACATATCTGCCGTGTTATCCAGAAAACCAGGATCATTCTCATCATCTTCATCGGCCTTCTTATTATCCTTTTGAACTTTGGCCAAAGTACCTGGTTTTGTTTCCGTCTTCTTTATATCATCATTTTTTAATTTATTATCTTCTGTGTTTTCTTCAGCATTTTCTAAAATATCATTTTCAGTATCAGTTAAATCAATTAGATTATCATTAAATTCACTAAATTGATCCGAAGTGGGCATCATACCAAAGCCCTTTAATAGAATGTCATTTCTTGTCTGGGCTAAAGCTCGTAGTTCTCCATCCTCTCCATCGTTTTGACTTGTTTCTTGAGTTTCTTGAATTTTGGTATCTTGTGTTTCTGTTTCTTCAGTATTTTCAGTTTCTTTTAATTTATCTTCTTGATATACTTGTTCTCTAGCGGCATCAATTCTAGAACTTCTCTGACCAAGAGCGTTGGCAGCTAAGTTAAATAATGGATTTTCTGTAGCTACACCAGCAACGTGCATTGCGCCTTGTAAACCTTTGCCCAACATATTGGCCAATCCACGGCCACTAAAAATCTTGTCCCCTTCAGTTAGACCCATGCCCTGTTGGATAGCACTTTTTCCACCCTCCATTACAGCTTTTTTCTTAACCTGTGTTTTGGACAGAACTTTTCCTTCGGCTATAGCGTCTTTCAAAATCTTGTGTTCTACTTCCAAGATTTTTTCTCTAGCTTTAAAAATTCCTTCATTTAAAGCTCTTGCTTCTCGGAGACTTTTTCTGGATGAAGATGCTAAAATTTCCTCACGTTTGATCATAAGGTCCAATGCTTCTTTTTGAACATCTTCAAATTTATTTTCTGTTTTGGTTTCAGTCATCACCGTTCAACTTTTTTCTATGGGCTATTAACAGATAGTAATTAATATCAAACTCAAAAGGATACATATTTTCAACTTCTTCGGTACTATAATTGCCATATTGTTTCATGTAAAATTTCGCATTAAACAAAGATTCAACAGTAGTGTCTAATGCGATTAGACGAAAAAATCAATTATGTCATCCACATAAACTTTAACTTTCCGCTTACATTTTTTACATTCGAAAGATTTATCAATGGCAACAGTGCTTGTTTTAAGAATGATTTGATTCACTAATTCTTTGAACTCATCATTCTCTAGTTCTTCTCCCAAATATTTTTCAATCTCCTCTGTACTGAGATTAGGGAAGATTTCATCCCCTACAGCAATGGACTTTATGGAGTGGATAAGGTACTGAAACCGTTTTTCTTCACTTGTTTTCAGTGTAGAAAGCTTCAGCACTTCACCTTTAGTCAATTCTTTGACTTCAAAAGTCAAGTCGTTGATTTCAATTGGCCCAGCGTCAAACGGAACAAATCTAGCATCCTCGTTGAGGTCAATGATAAGTTCAGAGTTATGCTCACCACAATTTGGACAAGTGAAGCCAAGTTCATGTTCTGATCCTTTGCTAGAACATCTAATTTCAATCGCCAATCTAAGAAAATCGACTTCGGACATTTTTTGAAAATCAACGTCTTGAACACATTTTGAAAGGAGTTCTTCAATATGCGCCCCGATTTCTGATCGTTCAATTCCCTCAACTGCATACATAAATTCTTGTTCATTTTTAACTAACCAAGGGGTATATTTTATAACTTGACCATCTTGGCACTTAAACTCGTGTTGGTGTCTTTTAATTCGTTTTGGTAACATTTGGAACTCCTTATTCTATTTTGTTAGTTATGGAATCATCATCTTTAGGACCTTTTAGAACATGAGTTCTAAATTTAAAACTCACGGCTGTTTTGGTCACTTCATTTCCAGATTTATTATAATTAATATCACTAATTTGAAATGGAAACACATCCACAAAAATATCTTTAAATTCAATTTTTCCTGTGGGATTTGTTGAAGCAACAGATACATGATTAGATTGATAATTAGATGGATAATCCCTGAATTTATTAAAAGGATTGTATATAAGTTTCATCCAGTTTTCAAAAAATCTTCTACAACTTAAACTTGCGTCTTCTAAAAATGTAATTGATAAATCTTGATCTGCTCGTTCTCCCGCAACATACATCAATCTACCGTTTATATTGGATCCGTTTACTCCTAAAGTAACTCCTGGACAACTAACTTCTATAGCATTCCAAGTAAGTTCTATAGTATCCAATTCTGATGGAAAATCTAATTCAGGTTTAGTAACAGTAACAATAAAATTTTGTTGGTACTGTAACCCCTTTTTCATGTTGCTGTTTACTATAAATTTTAAAGGATCATTAAAATCAGAACTCATGGAATTAATCCTCCAACAAAACCTTTTGCTTTATCTAACAGAGATTTTCCTCCATCTTCATCACGAACTATTTCTGCTTCAGCATTTTTGTTTTCTATAGTAGTGTAATTAAATGTTACTGTAAATTCTGAAAAACCTTCTTCTTCAGATAAACCAATTTCACCGATTGTTATCGGATAAGCGTTAATAATAGAAATCATATATGAATTTTCCATACTCAAATCACTTTTTAATTGGTATATGTCAATATTAGTTAATAAATTTTCAGTATGATTAACTATTCCAGTTCCATCTCCAGAAAATATATCTAGAATATCGTTTAACCAACGAGCAAAATAATTATAAATTATTCTGTCATGATCAATTATAAAAGTGATATCAAAATCTCCAAGAGCAGCTGGGCCAACCGTCGGCATTTTATAACCTTTCCAGATCAATTCTGGAATGTTCATTCCTACCGAGGGAATTTTTGTAGTTTTGACCGCAAAATCTATCATTGTATCCTGTTGAGCAACAGGTACATCAAAAAAAGATTTCAACACTTTTGTTGCTGCTGCTTTGAGCTTGTCAAAGAAACTTCCACCAACGGGTTCTTCAGTTGCTGGAGAAGGAATTCTCCCAAAACGAACAAGAAAAAGATTTCCGCGGGCATAATCTCGAAACTGTCCCTTTATTGCGTCAATATTCATTAGAAAATCCTTGTCCATGTGTTAAAAGCGAACGAAACTGTAAAATTTGAAGCAGCGTTATCGGTATCCATGTCAAGCTCAGAAGCCTCAATGGATTTCGGCCAAACATCATTATATTTGTATATTGCTATCGGCAAACCTTTTTGACTCAGTTGTTCTAGTAAAATAGTAGAGCCTTCAGAATATTTATTAGCGACCTGTCTATAATTCGATCCTTGATGAACAATATTTTCGTGCCAAGCATCCATTAAGCTTCGAATTGAGTAATAGGAATCATTCAAAAAGGTAACAGATAAATCATTATAAGTAGCATCACCAGCAACTTTTCGAGTAATTCCCAATCTTTTATGTTCTAATGTACTCAAGGATCTTTCAGGTAGAGAAATGGATTTGACCAGATAAAAAAGAGCCATTGGATTTCCTAAAAGAAATTTACCACCCGCAATAACGTTGGATACATTGGCCATTAAAGTATTTTCACCCACAGGTTCAAACACGGATGGATTCGGTAAAATCTGTACCGCAAATCTATTAGGTCTAGCAACGTCCTTTACGGTAGATTTGTAATCATCTATTTTAATCATAAAAATGCCTTTTAAAATTATTATAATTATTTATAACTCTAAAAGGCATTCAATATTTTAATTTTAAATGTGAATTTTTAAGTGCAGATAATTCTACCAGTGGTTTCTTCAGAAAAGGAAACAGACATAGAGTTTTCAGAAATATGAATTATTTCAGCTTCAGCATGTGCTTCTTTAAGAAAAGTTCCACCAAGAAAAGTCCCGATTTCTATCGAGGTATTAGGAATCCTGTTTAAATTGTGATTCACTAACCATGTATTCGAAGGAGTTTGCTGTTCGTGAACGAAGCCTGAAATTGAAGCAGCTTGATTATAGAGTCGTTCTAAAGTTTCCCTTGTAACACGAATCTGAAATTTTGAACCAATCGGAAAAGCTTTAATCATACTTCCTTCTTGCCCGCGAACAACAGAGAATTGATTTCCAATTTTTCTTTTTACTTGAACGATTTCCCACTCTTTTGTCTGAACATTTTCTAAAGTTCCAACATAAAATTCTGTGCCAAAAACCGGCTCAGGAAATTTATGCTCATCTACTGAAATTATAAAAATTTCGGTATCACTGGAAGTACCACCAAGAGGTTGATCAAGATATGATGAAGCATTATTCTCGTAAATCTGTTTTAAAGCCATCTGTTATTCCTCGAAAATTGATTCCAGTTTAAGCATGTCCTGAGTTGTGATTTCAATTACACGATCTTTTGTTTCGAAATCGTTGATGTTGAAAGCATCAAATTCAATTTCAACATCTTCATGCATAAGTTCGATGAACTCTTTTTGAAACTGAGCCATCGCATCTTTGGGAATTTCAATGTTTTGTGTTTTTTCATTCAAAACGCCAAGTTTTTTGACTAATTTAACTCGTTCTTCTTCAATCACGGTTAAATTTTCATCAATCGCCTTTACCAATTTATTGAGTTTGAACGCTAATTTAAGGGGTAAAGATTGTTCAACTAATCTGCTCAATGGTTCTTTCATTTCTTGGATTTGACCCAATTTAAATTTCATTTACTTTCTCCTTTGTTTAATTAATTATACAACACGTTTTTTAATTTGTCAAATTATACAGAACGAGTGACCACCCAACCATATGTGGCACCTGACCAACAAAATTCAATTGAACCGTATTGATTACTAAAAGTGTAATCAGCAGTCGTGCCCATAATCGGGTTGCCATTTCTCAAAACTGTTAGATTGTTAGTTGAAAAATCACAACCAGCATCAACAATTTTAATTCTGGCACTCTCGGTTGGTGCGAAAGGAAGTTGAATGGAAACAGCACCCGCCCAACCAACAAAAATATTATCAACAGTTTCCGCTCCCACAATTCCACCAGGATCATTATTAATATTTCTCCAAGAATGATATGCTTCAAGTGCTGTCTGACCTTCAGATATATTTGATAACTCTGTATTTATTGTTTCAATATCTCCACCAGAACCATCTAAAGCGTCAAGTCTTAAATTATGGGAACTAATAGTAGTGTCCATAGTTACTATATCCGCAGCGTTATCATCTGCAGTAACATGAGCATTTTCAATTCCCGACTCTATTTTATTTAGATGAACTTCATCAAGCGGAGTATTAGGATCGTTGTTTAACCAAGCAGTTTTTGTGTAAGCCATAATTTATTCCTATTAATTATGTGGTAATAGACCCACTGAAGGTCTAAGATCAATTTCAGGTGTTAATGGTGGAATGATGTTGTCCAATTTAGTAAATTCTCGGATTCTCATTCTAGCACTACAATCGTTCGAATTCGATGTTATTTTTAAATATATGTTATTTATATCATGTTCTAAAGTAAAAATGAATGGATTGTTCATTGCGGAACTAACTTCACCAAATTCTAGCATTGAAGGATAGTTTCCATCAAATAAGATATTTAAATCTTCCATCATAATACCACGACCATCATGATCTTCCAAAGTAAAACTAATTTTAGCAGCTCTAAAGTTCGTTTTATTGAACATTTTTAAAACGATTCCCGGTTGAGCGTTTAAATGGTTCACAGTTTCAAGATATTCAGAATCTTTTACTTGTTGATATTGGGCATCTGTTAAATGATTTGTTTGCGGTGGAGAAAATAACGCTCCATCACCCTGTACACCAGTCATCGAATCATGATTTATATCAATAGAACTTTCGCGTTCAGAGGTCTTGTGCCAGGAAGTGTCATCCTCATACCAAAGATATTCTGCCCAGCCACTATCTACTTGAGGATCAGCGGAAGCGTCCACAACATGAACTCTAAGACCATTAAACTGATCGTTAATTGCCATCAAAGCAGCATAATCATCAACTATTCTAATATCTTTAAAACTCGGTAAATATGTGTCATCAATAACACCAAAATGGTTCAATGGAGCATAACCGATATCTTTTTGACCAGCCATGTTGGACCAATCATAAAATGCTGGTGTTATGAGATCATTATCAATTAATAATGTTCCTGTAGTATGATTACTATAGCCCCAATCAATCTTAAACCAATCACCAATTACATTTCCAGTGATTATTATTGAATTGGTGTTATGTTGAACAGATAAATTTGAATGTGAGGCAGCTAAATTAGCAGCAATATCAGAAATCATAGAAGATAAATTTGGCGAAGCTGGAGCATCAAAATATTTTGTTGGTTCAACATTAAAAGTGTAGGAAATTGTTTCATTCTCAACTATATTACCAGAAAAAGTAACAATATACTTTTTAAAGGATCGAATGACCACTCCTTCAGGCATTAATTTTTTATTTATTATCGCTGCAGAATTTAAACCCGCATAACCATCTGGTTGATTTTTGTGGGCAGTTACTTCAACTCCTGATAATCCACCAGAAATTGCGTTCCAACCATCTTTATCATTTTGGGTCACGAATAGAACTTGCTCATCAGCAGCAAAACCCGTTTGGTTTATTGTTGTCGGCTCAACTTTTCCATCAGCATTAAGAGTAGATATTCCAAAAGGAACGCCAAAAAGTTGTTCCATTGTTTTGTAGACATTAGACCCAGGAGGATTCTCAACAATCATTCCATCCCAAAGAGCTGAAAAACTTAATTTTCCTGCTGAATTTAAACCCGCATAACCATTAGCTATATTCTTGTGAAGAATTTTTTCGAAATCTCCAGAATCAGCAACTATAGTGTTCCAGTTGATTATTTCTTGTGCTGTTGCCCATTGATGATTAGAATCTTCGACAACATCAGAAGGATCAATCGGTTCACCCTTAAAAGCAAATAATTTTACTTCAGTACCATCCCAATAGGCAGGGGCATCAAAATCGGTTGCCCAAAAAATTCTGCCCTCTGTTCCGGTGGTTATCGTAGTAGAATCAACATGTTCCAAAACAAATTTAATAAGTTGATTCAACTTTAAATCTATATTTGTGTAAAAATGTTTACTCATTTTCAAGTCCTAAATGATTAAGGATTTTATCGATTTTTTCTTGTTGCTCTTTGAAACCTTCGATCAATACAGCGACTAAACGATCATAAGCAATTCCTTCAATGATCCCATTTTTCACGTCAACAACTTCAGGAACGATTTCGAAAACTTCCTCGGCAATCATTCCAATATCAGGAGTCCCATCTTTTTTCCAAGTAAAATTTACTCCTTCGAGTTGTTTTATTGTTTCAGTTGCTAATCGAATTGGAGAAATATTTGTTTTAAATCTTTTTGAAGAAACAGAGTTAAAAGAAGTAGCGTTCAATCCACTAAATTCATCATATTCTACTAAAGCATAATTTGTTGGTACTGAAGTGGATTCGTTTAATTTTTTGGATTGTAAATTTGACATTAAACCATGTTCAGTGTTTGTAACCAACATGTTAATCCAAATGTCATTAATCAGCATTTTCCAAGTATCAGGATTTGTTGTAGTGTCTCGCCAAATACTTCCGTTCAGAACAGTGACATAACTATTCAAAGGATCTTCTGGACCCACATAAATTCGCTCTTCCAAAACTTTTTCGAGATACGAATTAGAAACAGCATCATTTTCTGTGGCAACAGAAATCTTGATAAGTCTTTTGGGAACTATACGTTTTACAGCCATTTTAAATTAACCTTTTTAAAAAACAATTTTCCAACCAAATGTTGAATCAATAAAAACTAAGTCAAAATTAAAATCATCAACATTACAAATTATATCTTCTTCTTCATTATCGACTCTGTTTCCATTTCTGAAAATAGTTAAGTGGTTTTCTTCAAATGAAGAATATTTGTCAATAATTTTTATCGTATCTCCATATCCTGGATTAGCAGGTAACGAAACAGAAAAATCACTATAAGAAGTGTCCACAAGATAACCACCTGCTGCTAAAATTAGTCCATTATCAGAATCGTCAATCCCGGTTAAAATTAAAGAGATTGTGTGCCATGTATTGTCTCCTCGTAAGAATGTCAAGTTTGTTCCACCAGGTGGAACATGAATTCCACTATCTAAAACATGAGCCTCAGTATTCTGAATTCTAGCTTCAAAAGCACCTTTATTAGGATCCCATGATGTTAGAGCACCTAAAGAATCAATGGACCAACTAGAAGTGTTAATTTTTAATGGAGAAGCTGGTACTCCAGTAGCTTGACTAATTAAAATTCGATCCGCATTAATTAAATTGTTTATACCTGTTCCACCATGTTCCACAGGCAAAATATTAATCGAATTTGCTAGATCATATTCTACATATCTATCATCAAGTTTATTTGACATAATTTCCTCTAAAACTATTTATATTAATATAATTCGTACCACGAAACAACTCCAGCAGCAGTTCCAGCTCTGTAAAAATAATTATTAGGAATAATTATTCCATTTTGTGGAATGCTAATCCAAATAACATTATCATCAGACATTTCTAAAGTTCCAGGCGAAGAAAAATCCGTAAGGAGTTGAATCGCTTCTCCAGAAGTGTTCTGATATGTTGTGGAGTCATCTCTGTTGGTTGTTTCATCATGCCAAGTTTGGCCTGTTCCTAGTCCACCAGCGTTTGCTTGAATTGTAGACACCAAATCGGTAATATCAGCAGAAACGTGTTGGTGAGATAAAGAAGCACCACCAACTTGACTAAGAGTAACACCATGCGGATTTGTCAAATCTCCAACATGATTATCAATCGCGTCAGTATTATCGCTGATCAAATCAGCATTGGTTGTACTCATATCAGCAAAACCAAATTTCTCATAAAATTCAATAACATCACCAGAATTTACGGGAACCAACATCTGAACAGTGTGTTTATCAACTTCAGTATAATCGATATCTAATATTTGTCTAACTCGATTTAGATAAAGTTCCAAAGCTTTGGCACCGACTGTATAATCTGCTCCATTTGGTACAGTTATAGTCTGATTAGTTCCTGATGAGGTAAAATATTCTCTCATTCTTGTATATGTAGTTGTTGATGTATTCCAAGTTCCATAAAAAACTCCAAAACTATGAAATTCGACTGAATCATCTTGGAATTCAAACTTTAAATAAAATTCATCAATGTTAGATGTTGGGCTGATAACATCGTTCATATTGATAGGAATCCAAGCAGGATCATTTGGTAACAATGGGTCGTTCAAACCTGAGCCGACTAAAGAATAAGAAATATTTAATCCAGCGTTTTCGTCTTTATTCGTCAAAGCGTGAACAAAAAAACTATAAGAATTTCCGACATGATCAGGATTCCAAATATTTTTAGTCGTGATATACCAAGGTCCTGCCGGATAATCTTCAACTTTATAGAGAGTATCATCACCAGAATAGTTAAGATTTTGATTAATCACAGAATCGCTTTGATTAACTTCATCAAATAAGTCATAATATCCAAATTTAAATGGTGTTTTATCTAATATTTCAGCGAAATATTCTAATTCAAAAGAAGAACTAATGTCTGAACCTTCCCCAATTCCTTCTCCAAAAATCTTCCAATCGACTCCATCGTGCGTAAACTGCCATCTGTCGATGGTTTCATTATATCGAATTCCTACATCACGTTCATCCCCTCTTTTTACCATCAAAGAGAAAAATTGATCTGGGGTTCCGGTAACTTGAGCATTATTAACAACAATATTACCACCATCTAAAATCAATTTGGCCGCTTCATCTAAATTAATATCTTCTCCAGCTCGTAAACCTTCAAGGAAAGTTATCAATCTATGAGCAACATCTGGAACATCTTTTCGTAAAAACATTAAATCACATTCAGATTTGCTATAAATTATTCCAGAAGATATTAAAATATTTACGAATTCGTCAATATCTTCTTGTCTCGTTGTTAAAATTCTATGATAAGAATTTCCTTCATCCATTGAGGCTTCGAAAAATCCCGAATTATTATACCGAACATAATCTGTAAAAAATCCTTGTTGTTTATCTAGATTTACTGCTAAGAGACCTTTGACAACGACAATATTATAAAACTGGACTACTGGATCGGTGACGGCTGATGGTGATCGACTAAATCCTAAAATAGCTTCAAATCCTGATATCAAATGTGAAGCACTGAAATTAAAAGCAACCCGGTGGCGAACAGGATGGCCAAATTCATTTAATTTAGGTTCAAGTGTTTTTAGGAGATTAGGAACATAATCATTAGGATCAGAAAAATTTATGTCTTGAATATATGGACGGTAAACATTTGGACCAATCGATTGACCTCTTAAAGATAAATCAATATTATCAGTTGTTTTAAAATCTATGATAATAGTAAAAACATTTTCTGTTAATTTTGGAGCAATATTTTGTTCCATTCTACTATTAGGATCATTAAAATTAAAAATGTTAGTTAATGGCGTCACGGGCATATTACTAAAATCCCATGCTATCTTCTTCAAAGTATTACTGGAATCTAAAACTGTTTCGTCCACTTTTGGATTAATAATTAAATTTTCAAATCCTCCTTCACTTAATTTTTCAATCATTGTGTTATAGATTGATTTAATGTTATAAAGTGAAGCTTGATTTGGTATTAAAAAATTTTCATTCATGATTTTATCCTATGTTAAACTGTTCCAAAAGTAATGACATCACCAACAACAGTTAAATTTCCAGAAGAATCTAATTTAGCTTTTTTCGTACCATTAAATGAGAAATATAAAACTCCTGAAATTTCTTTTATTTCCCAATTATCGCTTTCGAGTGAAGCCATTGAACCTTCGTGAATGGTACTAAGTTCTTGCTCAACAGCAACCAATCTTCCTTCGTTCTCTAAATTGGTAACATTAGTAACCCCTTGATCGATCTGACTACTTGATTTAGTGATCACTCTACCAATTCCATCAATTTTATTTACAATTTGTTCTGCCATATCAGTTATCTCTTTGGTAAAAAATTATAAGTAAACTCTCCAACCAACGGTCAGGTCAACAAAAACGATGGTGGCATGAGTAAAATCAACACTTAAATGATAATCGTTTGAAGAATTCATAATATTATCAGCACTGGTCAAAATTAAATTATTCGTTGAAAAAGTTCCGTGCTTATCTATAACTTGAACCTCATCCCCAACAGCAGGATTTGTTGGTAAAGTTATTGTTACAGTATTTGTTGAAGTATCTATCATTAATTTTTCAAAAACTTCACACGAATAAGAATCTATACCTTCTATCCATGGAATAGTTGGACTTTTGTGAAAAATTATAGTATCCCCAGTTCCACCATAAATTTCTTTGAAAATTAGAGTTCTTTCAGATTTTAATTCATAATTAAAAGTTACTTGATTACTTTTATTTGGAAAACCTACATCCACTTCAGTATAATCAATATTTTCTAATAAACGAATACCATCATCAAAAATTTCTAAAGATTTTCCGTCTTTATGATACCATCTTCCGTTTGGTATATTTATAGTTGTTCCTGATACAGCATCAATATTTAAAGTTTCCAAAAATCCCAATCTCGGTAAACCGGAAAGTTCTTCTACTTCATATAAAACGCCAAAAGAATTTATTTTATTCAGTCCAACTTCATTAAAAATATAACGAAGTTTCAATTCTGAAAAGGGTGTCGGAGTGACTATCATTTGCTTGAAGCCACAACTTGTCCAAGGACCATATCCTGAACCATCAGAAATCGAATACTCTATTAAAATATCAATATCGTCCTCAGTTACCGCATCCGCATAAAATGAATCACAGAGATTCGAACCAACGGGAAGAAGATTGTCCGTTTCAAAGGCTGAATTTTGCGAACCTAAAACTGCACCAGTTCCTAGAATATCTTCATCAGGCGACCAACTTGCTCCACCCAACAATTGGATATTTCCTTGAGTTTCAAAAGTATTATAAGAAACATGTTGGAAAAAGGATCCTTCTAAAAGAGACTGATAGTAAACATCTTCCCCGGTCCAGTCACTAACAACAGTCGGATCAATTTCTTTGCTGATAGTTAAAGCGGGCCAATCACCACCCATTCCATCTGGAATAGTTGATGGAATGATTGTTATCCCAGGTCCAGCAAAAATATTATCTTGATGAACTAATCCTACAATTTTTTGATCAATTAAAGCTGATAGTTTAATGTCAAAATCATCACAATCAGTCCAAATTCGTTCCCAGGTAACCAAATTATCGATTGAAATTTCCCAAAAATCTTCAGTATTATTCCATCTAACTTTTTGATCTAACTCTGAATACTGTGCTCCTAAAAGAGCAAGATTTCCAACAGTTAAAATAATATTTTTAAAAGTGATTTCAGTATTTTCGGTACTGGAATTGTTGGTAATTCTAAGTTCTATGTTACCCAAAATTCCAGTATCTTTAGTTTTGAATCTCAGAACACTAAAACCATCAACTAACTGAACTTGAGCTACTTGCGATAAAACATTATTTTGAATGATATCATCAGAATTCGACTTTACCTCAATAACCATATCAGCTAAATCGTTTGAAGATTCACTTTCAACCAAAACAGTGTACGATATCCCATTTTTAAGAGTTAAATCTTGGACCAGGCTGCCAACACCAGTATAAAGATAAGTTACTGTTTTGTTGTCAATATCAATAGCAGTTGGAGTGTCAACATCCACGCCTAATAGTGAGTGCCAGTTAAAAACCGTACTATTTCGTGTTTCGATGAAATATGGATTTAAAATTTTATTGTGAAATTCTTGAAATCCAATAGCTGTTTGAAAATCATTTTGAATTCTTTTAAAATTAAAAATTGAAGAATTGGGATGCGTTTTATATCTATCCATTATTTTACCTTAAAGAATAATTTTAAAATTTTCGTTGCCGTCAATATAATTTCGATACACTGGCATTTTGTTTGCTACATAAAATAGAGTTCCTAAATCATTGGTGTGATTCAGAACATCGAAAAAAGTTGATCTTCCATTATAATCTGGACCAACATTGTTTCCTGTTCCACACTGGACCAACGCTCCACCTGTACCTTGGAGAGCGTCAAAATATTTAGGCTTCCAAGAAATGAATAATTGGCGATAAATATCTGGAGTTGGTGTAGTCGAATCCAATTCTAAACTTACCATGATTAAATTAAAATTCTCAGAAGTTGCTATACTCAAATCTTTTGAAATAGCGTATTGTTTACTGATGGTTAAACCAGTAATGTAATCTTCATCAATATCAATCGAATCGATGCTCATTTTGTTAGGATCGTTCAAAGTAGTGACCAAATCTTGAAAATGTTGCCACACTGGATTACTGGCATCATACGGTGCTGGAATCTCATACGCCATCCACACATCAGGTTGGGTTAATTGGTGTAGACCAACAACATCAAAAATAGATTCATGAATGTCCTGAGACCGGATGTAAGAAATCGGCAAACCTGGTGGATTATTATCCGCGACCGGAGAAATGTGGGAAACAACAGGTAAAGATTCTTTAAAAACACTAAATCTATTATTAATATTAGAAAGTGTTGTCAGTTTAAAACGAACTTTTCGGACAGATGGATTTGGATCACTAGCAACGGAATTAGAAATTTCATAACTAAAAATGTAAGCGTTTTCACTTTCAGAAATATATGTTTCTTCATATTGAACACCATCGACTAGCAAAGCACCGTCCATATCAACTAAAAAGAAAGATGAGTTTTTCGCAGTTTCATCATTTTCCATCCAATCAATAAAAGTCGCTCCTATACCAGTTACTAAATATTCGCCATTCAAGTTGATCCGTCTTTCAAGATCCGAGCAACCAGGAACGATATCTGCTATTGTGGCATCCATCGAACCAATATCACCATATTTCAATTGGACTCTTGTGCTAAGACCAGGATATTCAAATTCTTTAATAATTTCAATTTCCAAAAGATTATTAATATTTTTATCATAATTCATTACGAAATATTTGTATTTTAAAGTTTCAGTTTCATCGTACAATTTAAATTCGTAGGTTGGATTAACGCCTCTTAAAGTCATCCATTTTTGATTGATAAAAATACACTCAATATTACTCATTCCAGAAACTACACCATTTTGACCAATCTCGGTCAAATATTCTAAACGATCAGTATTGCTAATTGGATATTCAGATTCCCCAGCGGCATAGTGAAATCTAGCAACCTGGACTGCGGTTGTTCCAGAATCGCTAATATTCATTAATCTATGTTGGTCATCAAAAATTTCAGCTCCAACAGTTTCACCAATTATATCATTTGGCCATATTTGTCCAGAAACTGGAGCGTATCTGCATAGCGTTCCTTGACCCCACGTTTCGTGAGATCGGCTGAATCCCAGATAAGATTCTCCACCACTGAGTAATTCATAAAGGAGTCTTAATTGGTTGTCAACAGTTGCGCCGGATAATAGATTAAATTCTACTGACATTTTGGATACCTTAAATTGTTATGTTTGGGCCAATGTAAGTTACATCATCCCGTTTTAAAATTACTTCTAAATTCACGCTGGTTAAGTCCAAAGTGATTTTTGGTATACTGCTATCAATTGTGAATAACATCTCACCAGAGTCCCGAATAATGAACAGGAACTCATTAAAAAGACCGTTGATTAAGTTCTCTGTACCAGCTACATCGTTATAAAATATTTCGTACTCGTTTCCATCATTTGTAATATTTATATTTGAAATTATAGAGCTAATTCTGGCAAAATCCAACTCAGCATCATAATTAGATTCAGTGAAAAAATATTCTTTTTCTGAACTGTTATCACTTAAAATCATAGCATTATTAGAATCGAAAGCGTCTTCAACAGTTTGATCTAAAAAATTCTCTTTGTCCTTAAAATATAAATTCTTAGAGAAATTAATGTGTCTATTGTCCAATTTAAAATTGAAAACCGGCATGACCATATCATTAAAAGTTAAATCTAAAACAATATTAAAAATTTCACCGGATCCAGTTAAAAATTTCAATTTTGGAATGTGTGTTTCAATGACACCATACAAACTTGCCCCTTTATAAATTCTCCATTTATAAATTGCGGCTATTCCACTTCTCAAAAATTCAATTTCCCAAAGATTGTCAGTTTTTTTCATTGAAAACAGGGGTTTACTTCCTGTGATTATTCTATCTTCAGGAATTGCTACATCTACCGCTACATTTCGATATTCTGTTCTAAGATCGAAAAATAGTCCAGAATCAGCAGTAGCTTTATTTGTATTTTGATACTCAACTTTGGCAAGATAACTTGTTTCTTTAAAAGGAAATTCTTTCGGAGAAGTCAAATCATCCAAAATAGCATTACCAACGAATTTTCCAAACCGGAAAGTGTTGCCATATTCATCCAAGAAATCTGCTATATCCATGTAAGAAATTGGTGCCAGTTGAGAGTGCATTTCCCAGAATTCTTCAAATTCTTCTGGAGAAAGAATTTTCATTTGGTGCCAACTTAAAGCGTCTTTTGGAATGTAAATATAAAAATCATTCCAGCCGAGTGGATGGGTAATATCTTTAATGTCGTCAATCCAATATTTTTCAGGCAAGGTTGTACTGACCCTATAGACAAAATTGTTGTATGGATCAGGATCAACAGAAACGTAATAGTATCCAATAGATGAACTAAAAATTGAAACTAAAAATTGAATCTGTGTTTTGGTACCTTTAAAATAATTCAATAAAGTAATATTTTTAAATAAAATCTCTTTTAAATTGGCTGCTTCTTGAACATTTATCAAAATTATCGAAGTGTCGTTCAAGTCGGTCATGTACTTGGAATACTCAGGAAGATATTGACTAACAAATAATCTTTCAATTATTTTACTATTTTCAAACTGAATCATTCTATTGGTATCTTCCATTCCCAATTTCACTTTTTCTTCATTAGCAACCTTAAAATATTTTTTACTTTCAGCATCATATTCTGTAACAGGATACTCATAATCAAAAATTTCAGCCACTTCATGAATAATAGCGTCTACGTCAATTAAAGTATCTAAATTTCTGGCTTTGAAATAAATATCATTAAAAAATTGATTTAGTTGAACCTCATCAACTTCTTGAATTTCGCCCGCAGTTTTAAAAACTAAAGTGCTACTTTCAAAAGGTATTTCAAATTCTGGTGCTGATTTTGGGGCTGTTTTGTTTTGGTATTCAGCAGAATCCTTGAAAGCCAAAACAACTTCTTCCCTAGTCATGGTTTCCGTATCCAGCATTCCAGTCCAATAATCGAGTTCTGTTTGTGTTGGAACTTCGGATGGTCCACGTTCAAGTAATTGAGAATAGAGCATATTTACAAAATCTAAATTGCTCATATTTACAAAATAATCTTGATCAAGGTTATCAATTATGTGTCGCCATTGAGTATGGGAAACTAATTTATGATTTTTTGTTCCAAAAACAAACTGATAAATGTAACCTGCTTTGAATTCGTCAACAAAAATATCAAATTGATTTAGAGTTCCCCAATTATATGGTAAAGAATAACTAATTAATTCTTTATCTTTCTCAATGTTTTCAGAAGATGTCAAATATCGATAAATTTTTACGCTGTCTTTATTAATAGATTTCTCACAAACAACACTATCCGTAATCACTCTAATAACATTAGCATTAATCGAAATATCGTAAATGTCATCATAAACACTATGAAAATTAATTTCATCTGTAGAATATTGAACATCTAGAATTCGTTTAGCTTTAATACCATCAAAATCAACTTGAATTCTTAAATCGTTGAATTCGGCATCTGCGGCCAAAAGAATCACATGATAGCTATCAAAATTTACAAAAGTGGGACAATCAAATATTAAAATTTGATTTCTGTCTTCATCTTCATAAAAAGCTTTAAAGGTTTGATCCGTTTCAATTTCTAAAAAATAAGTCGTGTTTAAAGCAGTGTCTTCATGAAAAACAACAACACCATTATGAATAATATCAAAACCACTATCATGAAAATGGTAACCAAAACATAATTGGGTCGGATTTGAAATATTATTAGGATACTCGTCTCCGCTGATACCAAAAGCGTAATTAATTAAATCACCTTTGTTGTCGTTGTGGAATATTTTTATTCCAGCACCAACCAAATCGCCTACGCCAGCGTTGAAATCAAAAGCGTCAGAAATATAAGCTCGGGCGTCCCAATTATTCCCAGCGGAAGTTTTCTTAATATGACCTGTAAAAAGATCAATTTCAAAATTTTTTTTGAATGACCATTGTGGATAAATATACATGGTTAACCTTTATTCTGGTGGACCTGATAATTCAACTGAAACAATCAATCCGTTATTTACTGTTACTGTTTTTCCTTCGTGTTCAGTAAACGTGCCGGTATATCCTGTTGTTGAAATTGCCGCCGAATTTATCCAAGAATTCTGGCTGGCATCGTAGGTCAGCATATCACCATCAGCAATGTTTGTTATAATTTTGGGGAAATATGCTGCTATGTGGGTATCAGCAATTATTCCAGCTTCTAAACTATCGATAAAAGTAGTGTGGTCATAAGTAGTTTCGTGGTTGGTTACGGCTGCCGCTGCTACGGGTCCTGCTGCTATAGTCGCCAAAGAAGTTGCTTCGGCACTATCAATAAAAGCAGAATGATCATGACTGACTGCAAGGGTGTGAATTTGAAAAAACTCACTGATGCTAATATTATATTCCTCAGTCCCATTGGTGATAATTAAAAAATCGTTAATTACATCAGCCTGACTATTCGATTTATCTACATAATCGTTTATGTTTCCCATTTGTTTACCTCAATTTGTGGTTATAAAATTACCGCCAGAATCCAAAATAGCGTTGCCATGCGAATCAAGAAGGGCATTCACGGATGGCTGTGCTTCAAAAGTGATATCCAATTCTCGATATTCTTCATAATATTCATCAAAAATTCTTATTTTACATGGCTCAGTTTCGCCATTTGAAACTACAGTAAATGTTCTGTCCCCATTGTCAATTAATTGAGCTGTTGAGGGCGTGTTATTTATGTCTCTCCGAGTAATCGTGGGCAATCTATAAGTTGTTGTTGGCCAAGCAGTCAATCCATAAATGATATAAATTGAATCATCTTGAGCATAATAATCTCCAACAATTACATATGGAGAAGGACTTATTTCAATGAATTGATTTCCCATTAAAAAAACATCATCCACTTTCATTAAAAATTTAATATTATAATATCCCAACATAGAAAAACTATGAATGATTTCTCCATAACTCAAAACAGGCAAAGTAGTTGGATTATTTGAAATATTTGAAGCATACTCATCATCAAATTCCCAATGATATTGTGCTCGATCTAAAATAGGATTGTTACAGTTATGCGATCTATTTGTTCGACTACAATTAATTTTATCTTCACACTCTACAGTCGAGTGAAATTTTAAACTAATGGATGATGGATTGTTAAATTGATCAGTAATTCTTCCGTTTAAATCGTATAAAGAATCCGATCCTCCAATCCGATTAATCACGGCTGCGCCCATGCCATCAAAAGAGGAAGAAGAACCCGCATTTATGGGAATTGTGTTGATGGGAAATGAGTTTATTGTTCCGACGGATTCATCATCATCAAAAATTAACGAAACATCAATAAGACAACTTTCAAAAAAGCGTCTTATTGTTTTATCAAATTGATTACATTCAAGCATTTCAAGATAATGATGAACCATTTGTGGAATACCATTATATTTTTCAAAAAATCTTTGAGGATAATATCTTCTTGAGGATAAACTGATTAATTCATTACCAATCGTGTATTTTTCTTCTCCATAAATTTTTAATTTATTTAAACAAAATCCAGGCATCACTCCGAAAAAACTCAATTTTACAAATTTTGGAGTAATGTCAGTATTACCATTTTGATATTCGTACCAATTTTTGCCATCTAAAGAATGCTTAATTTCTAATTCTGAATAAGCATTGGACCCATCAACATTAAATTCAATTTCAAAAACTTCAGTTGGTTCAATGAAATTTATTTCCATAAAAACTTCACCAATCATTTCTTCATTGAATTTCCAAAAAATGTCCCCGTCCGTTTTGACATTAAACTGGTGGCTTTTTAAATTTTCGCTCAATTCGTTATAATGAGAAACATTGATTAAATTATTTTTTTCTGAAATTTTTTCAATTAACATAAATCTAACCTTAAATCAATGTTGAAATTACTGGATTGATTTTTGCTCTGATCGTTTGGGTGTAAATTGAATCAAAATCCGTTTGGGATCCAACGATTGTTTCAAATCCATCTATATCTTCATATTTATTATCTGGAATGATATTAATTTGATCCATTTTTACATCACCAGTCAGAATTCCGTAATTATTGAAATAATCTCTAATATGAACATTGGACTTTTCATTAATTGTTTGATCCGCAGCGTCCAGTTCTCCAATAATTGTTGTATTGAAGTTTAATTTTCCGGAATCATATTCAAAAAATCCCAAAGTGGAATCGTGATATATTCCATAAGAGTATATCGCAAAACCTGATTGTTTAGTTATATTACCAAATTCATCAGCAGAATCAATATAGACCGGTTCAAAAATAATTTCAGTTCTCAAGCCAAGATCATTAAACGAAACTGTTTGGAAATTGAAAGAATAATTAAAATCGTAAGCTTCACCTAAAACGTCCTTTTCCATTTCAAATAGAGTATTTTCGTTCCAAAAGCAAGTAATTTTATGATTGGAATCTTCTTCAAATACTAAAGGTAAATTGATGTTATTAATACTTTTAAAATCTCTTGTGTAAAAATCAAAGAATGTGTAGAATTTACTAGGATCAGTTACCTCATCATAAGTAAACATTCCTAATAGATTCTTCTCATCAATTTTTATAGACGAAATAGCCGAATTCAAAGTGGTTTTTATTGTAAAATTGTTGTTTTCATTTTCAAATATTTCAAAAGCAAAATAAATTTCATTACCCGGCACTGAACTAACTAAAGTAGTTTGGAACCCTTGGTCCGCCAACCAAGCAGCTTCATCAACCAATGTAATAAAATCAAATTGATTTACTGAATTTTCTAATTTGTCCCAATGCAGCGTAGCGACTTTTTGGCGTTCTTCTGAAACAGTGTTGTTGAAATATAAATTATAAATTCCATGCACATTATCATTTTCAACTAAAGATAACGAAACTGTATAATGATTAGTTCCAGAACCATCAAAACTAAAGGTTTCTTGGAACATAGTTTTTGCGCCACCTTCTTCAAAAATAAACATGTTCAAAACTTTAGGTTTAAAAACATCGTTATTGAATAAGTATCGATCTAGATTATCATGAGTCAATTTACCATGAATGGAAGTTCTGCCCACCATATTATGATTTATGATTTCAGGTAACAAGTTGTATTTATTGAATTTTCTTCTAATTCTTATGGAAGTATATTCAATATCATTCAACGGATCAGCATCAATTACATCAAAATCGTTGTTTATTTCCACAACATCGGTTAAAAAGTCTTTAATTAAAGGATCAGAAGATTCCCTGACCAAAATCTGGTGTTCATCATTGAAATAAAGTGTTCCTATAATTTCGGTGCCTGAATTGTCCGAGTTATTAATTAAAATATCCCACTGTTTGAGATTTCCTGGTTCAGGAGTTAAATCTTCTTCTAAAGTAATTTGCCAAAATCTATCAGTGTATTTTTTACTAACGTCACGACCGTGCCAAATATTATTTTGCGGAGTAATTTCGACTTCATCCTCAATTATTTTTATTTGGAATAATTCTATCAAGCTCTGATTGTTAGCATTGTAATCTAAAATAATTTGTTGATTTTTCTTAATAAAATTTGTTGTTGTTGGAACATTATTTAATCCACGAACAACCTGACCATTTTCTCTCAAAAACTTTACCGGAAGCCAAAAGATTGATTCTCTATCGATATAGAAAGAATCCCTGTTAAGAATAAAACTATAATCAGTGTCAATTTCAGTTGATATAACGGTTTCAATAGCATCAACTTGAGAGCGAACTTTTGAATTTCTATAAGGAACCTCAAATCCTTTAAATTCTTCAGCAAAATATTCTACTAAAGTATTAAATGCTGATTCTTCAGTAGTTTTTAATTCAGTTGGACTAATTTTTGAACTGATCTCAATATTTGGTGTTATATCAAGATGAATATAAGAGGGTTTCAAGAAATATTTTTGAGTAGCGATAATTCCAGCGTCCCGCAAAGATGAAATCATTTTAACTTCAGAACCTTCATTAACGTATAACTGAAGACTATTTAAAAATTCATTGGGGACATTCGCTCCTGTAGGAGTAGCAGCGATATACGCATTCCCCAAGAAATTTCTATTTCCTGGTTCGAGTTCATCTCCACCAATAACATTTACTTCATTAACAATATGACCAAATTCTGTTTTGATTAAGGTATCGAAATCGTGACCTGTTACTGCTCTTCCTGCTGCCGCAAAAAATCTTGGGGCATTATTTTTGATGGAATCTAAGGATTCATAGGGTTGTCCACCAAAAGAAGGGCCAGATGGTTCAAATTCAATTTTTGAATAATCTATAGATTCAATATCATAACTTTTGTTTGCTTGATTAACTAATCCAGAAATATCAATATCAATTTCACCATTAGCAGCTTCGCCAACGGTTTCAAGATAATCTACAATAATAGTTTCGGTTATTGATGGTGCTCTACCAACAATATTGTTTCCAAAAATAATTTTAGGAGTTCCTTCAGTTAAAATATTTTCTTCAAGAAAATAAATCTCATCACCTTGAATATCAAAAAATGTTTTAACTAAATTCCATTCAATTTTCGAAGTTTCCGCATGTTGCGTTGTGTAAACGGAAACTTTCATGTTGTTCTCATCAACTAATTTTGATGGAATTATAAAGGATTGGAGAGATTTTCCATCCCCAAGAACACTAAATTTTTTATAAACGCCTTGAACCAATGTGATTCTGGGTTTTAAATCATTGGCTGCCGAGGTCAACTCAAACGGATTTTTCGGATTGACCAGAAGCGTAATTGGATCGGTGTTTACCCAAGAATAACCGTCTTCGGAGCCTGTAAAAACTGTACTTGCTGGGATGGTGATTTTCGAATTTTCATCAAAAAATTGGTCTCCTGGATTGTACGTGAAAACACCTTCCATTCGAGAAGCTTGGATCCGTTTTGGTTTGTAGCCTAGAGTTTTAGCAATAGAAACCGCGTTTTTCCGGAGAGTCGTAGTATCCAGGAAGTTGTCATTGGCAATAGTGGATAACATATAGCTCATCATCATTGTGGTGTAAGCCATAGTATCTATAATGTACGCCAAGTTGGAACCTTCAAAATCCAAAGGAGCATCGTAAGTTCCATTGGTAGTTAAGAAATTCACAACTTCTGCCCGAACATCTTCAAATCGAATCGCATTTAGTGAAAATTGAAAAGTATCTGCCATTTTATCGTACCTTTTCAAGAGTGGTAGTTAATTTTACTGGTTCTCTTGCTGTATTTATCTATTTTAAAAGTGTTATTGTCTGGATCTGGAGTAACGATAACTTCGAAATCGGACAGTCTCGGTTCAAATCTTTCAATTGCTGAATAAACATCATCCAGAATTTTATAAGCCGTGACTTGATCAATCATTTCAAAAAGATATTGATTGAGATCACAGCCAAAATACGGATTCATAACCCGCTCACCAGGTTGGGTCAATAGAATATTATAAACAGATTCCATCACAGCCTGCTCGTTTCGCAATATTCCTAGATCAGAATTTCCTTCTGCGTTTTGAGTTCTGGGTTGGATCACGCCAGCTTTATTCACGTCAAAGAAATATAATTCTCCAGGATTCCGAACAATTAGCCGATTTCTTTTATCTTGAAGTTCATCAAATGTTTGTGCCATAATATCACCAATAGTTGTTTAAAGTATTTATAAACCAAAAAAGCCCGCAGAAATTAATCCACGGGCTTTTTATTACTGTTTGAAAAAAAAATTGATTATTTTTTCAAGTTATTGAAAAATGCTTCATCATCATCTAGTTCATCATCTGAATCAGGAGTATCATCGGCCGGAGTTTCTTCTTTGACAGATTTAGAAACTTTTTCTGTCTTTTCTTCGGCTTTTTCCTCGGCTGGTTCCTCTTGAGGTTCTTCATCAGTTTCCTCTTGAAGTTCTTCTTCGGAAACTGCCACACCAAGTAAATGACCAACTTGCTTGATAACTTCTTCCGCCTTCGGATAACGTTTCGGATCGAGGAATTCGGTCAGAAGGTACGTTCCTTCCATGATGGTATCAAGTTCATCATCATCCTTAGCCACAGGACGGCACTTCGACCAGGCCGAATCTTCATAGTTTGGATATTCACCTTTCATTTTGATCTTGAATTTGAAATCAGCACCTTCAAAAAGATCAAACGGAGTGAATTCTTCAAAATCTCGATCCTCAAGATCGACCTCAGATGGGAACATTTGTTTTTCGATCTTCTGATAGACTGTGTAACCGTAATCATACAGGAACACTTTCCCGTTGTTTTCGGGGTTGATTGGATCGTTTACCATCAGAATGTTAGAAATCCAATGTTGCTTGCGACCACGAATTTTGGCAAGTTTCTTGTCGGACTCATAAGCAGAATCATAATATTCTGAATTCTTTTTACAAATCGGGCAGTCATCCCAATTAAAAGTGGAAGCACAGTTGTTTATGTACCACTTTTTGCCAGAACCATCAGCATTTGGATATTGAAAAGCGTGGGTGTAAAAGTGAACGAAGGGATTACCTTCAGGATCGGGAAGAAACCGGAATGTGTAGAATTTGTTCTTGGCCACACAGGCTTTCCAGTCGGGTTTGAACATACGATCATCTTTGTAGGATTTTGATTTGGACTCTTTTTCCTTCTCGATGTCCTCCTTGATCTTGTTCCAATTAAATTTATTGCGCCATTTGCTTTCAGCCATGTTGTTCTCCTTGTGGGCTTTCAACCCAATTTATGAGGCTTTCAACCTCTGTTAATGAGGGCTATCAACCCTCAACAATATATTTTCGATTTTTAGCGGCTTTAGACATATTTTGCCTTGCCTGTTCTGAGAAAATGCGAGGTGGTGCCTTTTTTCTCGCTTTTGCAGCTCCTCACACCGTAATAATGTTTGTCTTTTTCAATATTTTTATGCGATAAACATAGTTATTCATATACTTATTTATAAATTATAGCATAAAAGCTTGATTTGTCAAATCTTGTAAAGACTGTCCAAACACGCCATAAATTGCTCGAAAATGTGCTCAAAATCGTTCTCGATAGGAATATGTAATCCGGCTGCTTGGGCATGACCACCACCAAAAGCGTTTGGAATAAATTTATCCATATTTTCGGCAATTAGATTAGTGTCAAAATATGAATCTCGGCCTCGCAAACTGAATTTATAGAAACCATCTTTTGGATAAGCATAAATTAGGAATAAATTTGCTTCGTATCTCAGTGTGTACAGATTTCCAAATTTTCCCTGGGGATTGAAACTCATTAATAATTTTCGGTCATTAGCCAGAGGAACTTCCATGATATGCTCTTGACCTTCTTCAAAATACAAGTTTTGTTCGTCAATTTTTTCTTTAACAATTGCCTTCAAATCATCGGTCCAGATTAGACCATCATAAAATTGATCAATGAATGGATTGAATCCAAGTTCCCAGAATAATTCGTTTAGACCAAAGGCTTCTTGAAAATGTTTATTATTTTCATGCCACATATCGTAAGCATCAACTCGTGCAATCAGCTTGTCAAATTCTGATGTAGAAGGCATACCGTGTTCTTTAGCAAGCTGAAAGCACAACTCAGTGGCGCAATAGGTTTTTCGCCATCTATACATGAATCTGGACTTGTGGAGGTATTTCAGGCTTTCTAGACCAGTGCGACCATCAGAACGTTCATGATGATCTACATAGAGTAAATTTTTAATTTTATCCATGCGGAGCAACAAAGTTAAAAATTTAGTTTCAATTCTGAGATCCGTAATAATCAAAAAAATGTCCTCATCCTGAACGGTACTCAGAATATTGAGAATCATTTGATTGGTCTCGGAATAACCAACAGAATGGCGTTCAACTTTCCCTAGACCTAAATGATCCTTAAAAAGTTTTTTCATCACTATTGCTGCTCCGGCGCCATCCATATCATGGTGCGTAACTTGAATTAATTTCATTTATTCCTTCTTTAGAAAAAATCTTCCAATGTTTTCTCAACTTTATTGTTAGGAAAATAATTATTCTTGATAAATTCAGTTTTAATTCGATTTTTTAGATTGTCATCAATATTGTCAACAATCTCATCAATTTCAAGTTCCATTTCTGCCGCAAAATCACAAATTGTTTCAACATAACTTGGAATATCGTGATTGAGTTTATACTGTTCGATTAATAGAGTAATGCCTGTCATATAATTCCTTTTCTTGACTTTTCTTTAATTATACAACAACAATGCTAGTTTGTCAATCTTTCGGTTCCAGATCACTCCGTTCCAGATTAGTGGAAATCAGGTAATCATCATTCAGATCCTTTTGAAATTCTTTAAAAATTTCAATTTTCTGATCTTCGGACAAATTCACAGTTGGGTCAAAAACCATAGTCACTTCGATACCAATACCGTTTTTGGTGGGATTAATTTCGGCGAGACAATCCACAGCATATTTCTCATGTCTGAAAGCGATTTGGTTGTTTTTCGGAACAACCAATTTTCCGGTTTCTTTTGATCTTGTGAATTCCATCATTTTTCCTTTTTAGTAAATTCGATTATCTGTGTATCATGATCAGCCCAGAGGTCCTCGATTTCATATTCTGAATTGTCAAGCATGAGTTCGATATCTTCTCGACACTCGATAAGTTCATCGTAGTTTTCCTTGGATGTTCGATCACCAGTATCAATTCGAACATAGAATTCTCCTGAGGAAAGCATTAGCTCTCCACCGTGAAATTCAGCGATCTGAAGAAGTTCTTCTGGATAATTCATTATTTTTTCCTTTCATACTTAAAAATTATTTTTTCGGATTTTATTTTACTTAGAATACTTCCAGAAAGCGCGGTTATTAAATATCCTAAGAAAGCTATAAAAAAGAATGGCCCAGCCAATGCTACTACAATTAAACGAGCCGCTTTACGAACAGTTAAAGAGTAAAAAGTTGATTTCTCAATTAAGAATTCAGACCATTCTCCTACAATTGCAGTAGCAATACCAATTGAATACCAAATGCTAAAATAGAAAAGAAAATTTAAAGTCGAAGCATCCATTAGTTTCTCCATCGAAAAATTTTATTGCTTCCGTAAGTGTCGATAAAGTATATTATAACGACCACTATGGCTAACGGACCAAGTAAACTACAGACCATAATACCTAAAATTTCTAATGTACTCGCGGAAGATTCTACCTTGTAGTAAAAAATTCCTAGAATTACCAGACCAACGATGTACCAAGCAATACAACCCAAAATTTCATAAACCAAGATTTCCATAATTTACTCCAATTCAACAATGTTATGGTACAGACAAGTCCATTGATTCATAAACGGATCATCCCTATTCTCGTGATAGTGTCCAAAGAACCAACGCTTAAAGCTTACCTGAGATTCCTGTTTGAATCTACTTAGTTGTTCTTCGGAATGATCAGGCTGCCAATATTTCACCAAATCCATTGGCATTGCGAATTTCGCCCATTCAACAGGTGCACAATGAGTTAAAATATAATCCACTGCAGAGTTTGAAGCTTGAACGGCATCTTTGGCTCTTTCCACTTCAGCATCAGTGATTTCCTCACGTCTCCACATGGACTCTCCCCATTTTCTACCTTCACGATCATGAGAATGGGCACCACCAAAAGCTAGAATTTTTCTGCCATTAATTCTGTAACAAATACCGCGCCGAAGATGAAAAATGGAATGGCTAGCAACACCAACAAGATTACCCAACATTTCCTTGTCTTGAAGGTTATCAATCAAATCAAAATTTTCATGATTTCCATCAATGAATAAGGTGGTCCATGGTTGATTATCTAACCACTTCAGATTATACTCTTCCTCTTTGGTCCGCTTGTAGGACCAGAACAGTCCGAAGTCACCAAGAATTATGACAAAATCTTTTTTGCTCAAAGATTTGCCCTCTGGGAAATGTCGGCCTGATAAGGCTATTTGAGGTGATCCGTGAATGTCACCAGTTACGAAAATTCTTCCAGGATTTTTCATTTTTCAGTTCTTCCATATCTTTGAAAATAAGAAGGATTTCTTCTTTGTTGTCTTCAAAAAAATCAAATAACTCTTGAGGCTCAAAAGCATAAAAGCCATCCTCGAAAGCATTTTCAATCCCAAGACCAAAAGATTTTATTTTAAAAAGAATTTCTTTCTTTTGGGCTTTTTTGAGGTCCCGTTCAATTGTACCATCGGACAATTCGTAAACTTTTATTTCTTTCATTTCAGCTCCATGCGATAAGTTTTGAAATTTCTGGAGTCATTCCACCAAATTCTTTGAAGCGTTCGTTAATTCTATCCATTAAAGCGGCTTCACGATTACATATTCCAATAAAGTCAGGTTTTCCGACAGCATTAACACCAGGAGAGGGTAAATAACGATACCACCGACAAATTTGAATCCGATCAGCGTTTTCGATTTCCTTCAATGTAGGATATTTTTGAGTATACATTTTTAAACCCTCACTAAATCAGTGTTGCATCTTTTACAAGTGTAAACAGACCCTTTGAGAATTCTGTTATGGCGAAGTGCTGATAGCTCATGTCTAGAACACTTACATTTATATTCAAACCGTTGGGCAGTTTTTCGAACTTTATGTGGAACAATGCTCCGAAGATCGTAACTATGACAGCGAGTACCATCAGAACCGAAAACTCTCATGAGCATTTTGAATTCGCGGCCATGAGCTTTTGCTTTTGGAAAATTACAAAAAACAATAATATGAGCAAACTCATGAACAACCGTGCGGTTAATGTAAGCATCCCCGTAATATTCAAGAGCTTTATCATGAAGTCGAACGATCATTTGTTTTTGAAGCCATTTATAACACGCATCACCAGCAACACGAATAGAATTCAGCTTAAAATTCACTTGAAGCTCAACATTTATATCTTCAGGAAGTTTCCAACCACGTTCTTTCACGATTTCACAGAGTTCTAGAATTTTATCTTGAACTTTTTTGTGACGGTCAAGCTTACCTTGAATTTTAATACTGTAGTCAATCTCGGTCATTTTAAGCTCCCTTTGAATTGTTTATAAGTTATTATAAACTATCCAAAAAGAAAAGTCAAGAGAAAAATGTTTATTTTTCTCCTGCTTGGAATCCTATGCAAAAAGCATAATGCTTTTCATATTCATCAAAAAAATCAAAAGGGTTTTCATATTTATATTTAAGACTGCCAGCCCGAAAACCAGCAGTCCATTCATCTGTCATTTGGAGACCCATTGCTCTCCCTTTAGGTACTAATGGTGTTCTCATTCATCCTCATGTGTAAATGGTTCAAGGGCTTTGTCAAGCAGAACTCGACAATATCTTCTTGAATGTGGCGATTTGCTTCCACAATATCAGACTCAGTATTTTGGGCATGATCCATCAATTTTTTCAGAATATCTTGACCGGTGTAAGGCATTTCTTCACCGAAAAATTCGAGGTCCCAGAGCTTTTCGACTTTATCTTTGGGCTTGAAATTTTTGTAATCTGCGTACTGATCACGGGAAAGTTCGATGTTGATGCCAGCCTCTTTGAAATAGGCTTTAACATTATCACCTAAGCCCATGCCA